TGAAAATATCTCCAAGGACTCTGTCGATTCCTCGAAGAGTAAGCATTGGTGAGTTCTCCACGAAGATGTATTTGGGTCGTATTTCGCCAATGATTCGGGCCATTTCTGACCAGAGTCCGCTTCGTTCTCCTGTGATTCCGGCTCCTTTGCCTGCTGCTGAGATGTCTTGGCAAGGGAATCCTCCACAGACGACATCGACTTTTCCTCTCCAAGGTTTGCCGTCAAAGGTGCAGACATCATCCCAGATTGGGAACTTGGGCAAGATGCCGTCTCGTTGTCTTTGGAGTAAGACCTTTCGGCAGTAAGGTTCAATCTCAACAGCACAGACGGTGGTATGTCCGAGAAGGATGCCGCCGAGTATTCCTCCCCCTGCCCCGGCAAATAAGTGTAGCTCATTCATTTTGTTTTCTATTGGTTAAAAGTTAGCGAAGCGTTCTGGTTGTACTACATTCTTGGAGCGGATGACCCAAGCACTCAGGAACGCACGGGAGTACTTACGTTCTGGGTGACTGAGTAGCCAACTCTGTGCGTGTTTCGCTTCACGCTCCACGTCTTTGTCTGGGTTTAGTTTTTGAAGTTCTGCTAGGAACTCAGCGTCTACTGGTTTTGGTACTCTAGGCTTCCTACCCTTGGGTGGGTTAGCGGCGGGAGGTTGCTGGTTAAATAATTCAGAGGTCTGGAATCCATTTGAAGTTTTATCATCACTGCTATTCGATGAAGCGGTAGCTGAATCGGATGATGGTTCTATTTTTGGTTCCTTATGATGGTTCATTATAGGGAGACTAACTTTAGTTACCCCCACCACCATCTGAACGGGGTTATCCCCCCCCACATTAACCGCAGTTACCCCCTTAAATGTTTTCAATCGGCTTGGTGAAGTAACTTGGTGGATGACATCTTGAGTTATTTCATCATCGCCAATCTTATCAACATTGATCGTATAAAGATTCGATGTCTGCCTTCCAGAAAAGTCTTCACGTTCATCTCGCGTGACAACGCCAATCTGAATCAAAGCATTCAAATACTTCTTTGTGATAGGTTCTGAAATGTTTGCCTTATCTGCAATCTTGCGAATCGAAGGCCAGCAACTAGCATCATCATTACAGGAATCAGCTAAAGACAAAAGAACCAATCTCGCGTTACCTTGGGTCTTGCTAAGTTCAAAGACCTCTGACATTATTTTAACACTCATATTTCAACCCCATCCTCTAAAAAGTCAGGAATATACTCAGCCACCACAAGTTCACTATATGCACTTTTGCCTTCAAGATTCCCCTTGATTAAGGTGATCCTATCAAAAAATAATTGTGAATCCTTGTGCATTTTCAAGGCTTGGTATTCATAAACTATATATGCTGCCAATCCAATTGCTGACAACGAAAGGTTGGAGTCCGTTAATATGTCTACAGGGATTATGGAATAATTTTGAATTCCATAAATGTTTGGTTTTTTCATTTTAGAAAAGGCGGTCACTTGTAGCGGCAGCATAAACTGGCGAACTGACAGATGAGAGTGGTTAGACCACTACAAGCGACCATATATATTTGTTATTCAATTTAATTTTATGCTTTACTATTTTCTTCGGCTCTCACCCCGAAGGCACGATTGCTCGTACAAGACAGACACTACTACATCTAGTGATAGTGTCAAATCTTTTTTACAATATTTTTATCGGTAACGATAGTCACTCTAAACTAACAGACTTAATTTCATTCCTCGACCATTGATACATCTGGTCATTGATCTTGTCCCAGATTTCATCAGCGTCATCTTCATTCTCACATTTGTAGATGTAGCGTTGTTCTCCGATAGCCTCATCCTTGATGAAGAAGTTAGACTGGTAGATTGTTAGACCAGTCGCGGCGGTAGTTGCAACAACAGCAGTATTGTTGGGTTTGAGTGCCATGTTGCATATGCCTTGGTCAGATTCATATTGTGCAAGGAACCCGGTATTTAATGCAGCAGCTAGAGACATATTTGTAACTAGAACTGTTTGCCTAATAGCCGCAAGCATACGTTCTGCGTCTTTATCTACTGCGTTGTTTTCGTTAGTGTTATCCATAAGCAAATAGACTATCAAAAAAGTGTTGACTTGTCAATAGGATTGGTTTACTTTTAATTGAAATGAAGCATCCACTATACGAAGCCTATGAATCTTGCATGACTGCATACGAGCAGTCTCGCTACATTCGTTCTATTGGACGCAAGACCTTTGCTAATCAGCTTCGGGAAACCCGCAAGCGACTAGGAATGACAGTCAGGGAACTCGGTGACAAGATCGGCGTAACTGGATCGTTAATCAACCAGATTGAAGTGAACTCCAAGAGCATTCTGAAGAAAGAACAAGTAGATAAAGTGATCGAACTATGCACACCTTCCTCGAAATCGAAAACGGCAAGTACTACGTCCGAGTCAGTCCCTACGCTGCAAGCAACCCCGGCCCCATGCACGAACGAGGAAAGCCTTTCCCAGACAGCCTCAGACCAGAGTACGACTCATTGGAGTTGGCCTCCATCGGACTTCAAGAGCTAACAAACTACTATCAATGCTTAGTAGAAAAAAAGGTTTCAAAAAAACGGGGGCAAGATTAAAGCCTGTTTCAGATAAACGTAAGGTTCTGAACAAAGAATACTCTGAAGCGAGAAAGGAATACTTTGAAAAAGTTCAAGGAAATTGCGAAGTCTGTGGAGCGCAAGCAACGGATATACATCACAAAAGTAAAAGAGGAAAAAACTTATCTTCACAACAAACTTTTATGGCGGTATGCAGAAATTGCCACACCAGAATCCACGATAATCCTGCGTGGGCAAGAGAATTAGGATATTTAATATATGAGTTCAAATAATACATTCGTTTCAATGATCATCTGCGAGGGATACCATGTCGATGAAAACCAAGTTAAGATTCTTTTTCAACAGCAATTCAATCAATGCTGGGTAAAGAAATCAGACATCAGAACCATTGAAACGCTAGGGTTCCACGATGGACGCAAGTTCGTTCGTATTGTAATACCAGAGGAAGTAGCGAACACGCTAGAGCTTCAAGGTATTCTGGATTAATCCTCTCCCCAGTCATCGGTAGAGTAGTCATCATCCATAGTAGATTCGACTGGCTTTTCTTCTCTAGCCCAGAATCGGTTAGTCGGAACAGCTTTATCGTTTCCGATAAAAACCAGCCCAAACCTACGAGACATTTCGAGGCAGTAGAGAAAGCTATCTGCCAAATCGGGCGAGTATCCAGTGCGGCCCTTGTAGTCATCTTTAGTCTCTACGGAAATCTTCTTAGATTTAATCGTGTATCTACGGATGCAAAGTTCCCGCGCCAGTTCAGATGCTGGGCCAACTCCATAAATAACTCGACTCTTAAAGCCATGATAGGCTGAGTACCAAAATTCCGAGACGAGTCTATCATAAACATCCTTACACGGGCGTTTATCAACCTCTGCTGCCATACGCTCAGTAGGTTTACCCATAGAAGAAATGAGAGCGATAGAGTGGCCACTAGCATCATATCTCAACCACTCGCGGATGATGGCTTGTGCGACTCGACCGCCATCACCAGAAACGTCCATACCAAATTTGGTAGGCTGAACTCCAGCAGCCCGGCATAGCTCGACTACTTCCTTAGCTAGACCAACTTCAAACTCAGCAGCTTCACGGGCAGATAGCTGAATGACTTTCTGTTTCTCCAACCACATAACACGATTGCGAGTCCCGCGAATGTAACCCAGTTTAGCTACAGTAAGCACACACCTATCTCCACCTACTGTAAAAGCCGTATCGAAGCCAGCAATCTTGTGGAATCCTTCTGAATCCCAGAGCGGTTCTTCGTCGGTATCAGCGTTACGGATTAGATCAGCGGTGAGAATGGTCTGTGCAAACCCCGATTTCGGCCACCAACCGATAGCGTTACGAACATAATCAATTGCATTCTCATCACCATAGCACTGCTTGAGCATGACTTCTTGTTTCTTACGATCCATCAAGAACGGGAACGGGGATGGTTCATGCTCTGGAGCGGCGAAGTTAGGCGACCTCATGCCGTTGTAGAACAAGCAAACGCCAGTCTCCGTATCCCACTTATCCATCTCTGGACTGACAGTATCAAAGTTAGATGCCCCTTTAGGCATAGCCCAGCGGGTATGAGGATTGTCACCAGCAGACGGGTTTCCAATACCGATAAAGACTACATCATTGTTAGCTGACAAGTTAACACGGGCAGTAATCGCGCCCAGTTCCATTTCTGGCAACTCATCAAGGGCTAATCTAATCCGATCATTCTTACGTCCACGGGTAGTATCAATAGCCTTCTGACCCTCATTACCTGACTGGAATGCGAGAGCCTTGATAGCATTGCGATAGTCCTTATCCTCATCGTTCGACCCACCGCCCCAAACAATCATGTGGCGATAGTCGATTAACTTACCAAACTGGACAGCAGCGGATTTCCACAACTTAGAAATGATACCCCAGATACGATCTTCGGACGCACCAAGAGTAGTTGTGGCAACCCAAGATGAAGTGCAATGCGGTGCAGAACACCAGTCAAGGTAGACCCAAAGTCCAACTGGAA